CTTCTAAATTTTTTGCTGAAAGTGGATTATTGGCCATAGTTAACTTTTTCTATATAACATAAATACACCAAAAAGTAATTTTAACTCTTTGGTGTATTATCTTCTATTATTCTATTTAAAATATATCTCCTACCATATGTAGGTAATTCGTTAAAGTCTTTCATCGATAAAGTAATAAACTTATTAATAAGGTAGAACTCCTCGAGCAGATTTTGCCTATGACTAGAAGAAAGGCCGAAAAAACTCCACCCCAAAAGCAACATCCGATGTCACTAATTCTCCTGATGGGGCGTAAATTTTCCTTCTTAAGTCCAAGGACGGGACGTTTTTATTTAAAAAGTTTCTAATAAACTTAGAATCAAATATAGGCATTTGACTAATAAACTTACTAATTTCACCTTTATCGGTATTACCATTTAATTCGACAATTTGTTTTTCCAATCTCCAATTGACCACAGGTGCTACTCTACCCAACGGATAGTTTTTCTTTTGTGATTCCAATTCACGATTTTCACCAAAAGTTATTGGTTTAATCTTAACAGTAACGTCTGATTTAGGTAATTTTACAATAAAACACCCTTCTTCGGTTGGTTCAACATCAGGTTTATTTATATCAAGTTCGTCTAATGTGACCGTCTGTTCAAACATTTTTGACGTTGCCGGGTCTTTTAATTTAAAAACATAGTCAGGACCAAAAGATGTGTTACGTAAAAATAACAATATTGACTCAATATCTTGATTAAGTAAATCTTCAGGTCTAACGTCAGGTTCATATATCTTACTACGTAGTAATTGGTATGTCAACTCAGATGCATTATTCTCTAAAGCATTAAGTAACATATTTTCATCACTCGCAGTTAGATACCCTACTTTGATTGATTTTTTTTTGTTTTTATAAAATTTACCTCCTGTAGGAAACTTTACAACATCGTGTGGTAAACTAAAGTTTTCAGTACCAGCCTTTATTAAGTTATCATCCATATAAAATTTCTTTAACACAATTATAATTCACTTTTATCAATTATAAATGATATTACTATAAAATATAAAAAAAAACCCATACAAAGTACAGGTTTTTAAATTAAGTTTATTTTTTTTTTGGTTTAATATACTAAAACACAACGGTCCATTCTCATAGTCGCTGTAATACTAGCAATAGAATCTGATTTATAATCAAGTGACCCGAAATCAGTTGAGGTTAAGAAAGTACCCTCTAATATCCATTTTTCAACAACAACACCTGTTGGGTCTAACAACTCTAAGTCAACATTTTTTTTGTATCCCGCAGCATATCCCATACGTCCTGTAACAGATTCCGCACACAATCTAACCCATTCCATTAAAGCTTGTGATGCTGAAGGTCCTATTGGGTCTCTAAATGTAACATTAAGGGCTTCCCAATTAAATCTTCCCGCTACGTATGTTGATGTATTCAAGAATTGTATCTCTGTTGCTCCAACAGTTATTTTAGGTCTTGATGTAGACTCTACAAACCATTCATTTATCCCCAGAGATGATGGAAATCTCAGAACGAACCTATTTTGTCTTTTTGGTTCGTATGGTATGGGCATTTTCATTAATAAATCAGCCATTTGTTTTTTCTATTTAATATTTTTGTTTATCTTTTAATTTCTTATATAAATATAAGTTATTTGAAATTTTTCTATTTACTTTATTTTTTTTTAAAATATTCTCTAACTAGAACTATAATAACTAATACTTAAACTTATTTTTCTTATTTATAAATATATAATTAACTAGTAATATATTACATACTGTTAAAAAATATTTAATAAGGTTTTTTAATTCCACCTGCAGTTGAATATGTTTTTACCATAGGTTCGTCTTTAAACCTATCTTTTATGACCTCAACATTACGTATGTCATCATCCGAGAAACCAACTGTCGGAGTAAAATTATTTGAAACTTTGTTTTTAAGAAAAGCTCTTTTTTTAATTTCTTTAGAGATTAATTTAATATGTTCAATGAATTTACGTAAAGCCTTAACTTTACCTTCTTCAGGGTCAGTTGCCGAACCTTCTCCATAACTTACAGGATGAAAACGACACAAGTCTAAGTACTCCCTTATCATATCTTTCTTAGAAATCTTCTCTTGTCCGCTAATATCTCTAAACTTTTCCAAGTTTTTTACCAATTCACTTGAATCTATACCATTGTGATTAGAAACAATTAAATTATAACAAGCTTCTTTTAAAATTGATGGGGTATGACCTCTCGCAGTTATAATGGAAAAAATTGAACCATTGTTAATAGCTTCTACAAAATCAGGCCAAGCCGGACCTACAGACGCTAACATAGAGTCAATTATAAATTTTTTATCACCTTTAACTCCGAAATTTCTAAACGGGTCATCACCAAAACCAACAATTTTATGACCTTCATAGTCGAAATCTTCTTTACCTATTAAAGTCCTATATTCGGCAAAATCTTCAGTGGACATACCCACTTCATTACCTTCGTCGTCTTTTAATATAATTTTTGTCGGCATATTCATAATATTATCGTCCCAATCAAAAGCATAATACTTCATATCCGGAGTCCCTTCTTCGTCAATACCTTCTAAAATGTTTTTATTTGTTTTCATATTATATAAATAAAAGGTGGAGTTATTTTAAAACCCCACCTTTAGTATTAATTATTAAATGTTCTCGAACGATGCTCCCGCAGGTGTTATATAGAACGTTATGTCAATGAATTCTAATGACTTAGTAGGTTTGATATAAATACTACCTGTCATTTGATTTCTATCCAAGTCAGATGCGTCAGATGAGACAGTTACTCTAAAGTCGTATATACCTCTATCTCTTCTAATAGCATCTAAGATAGGATTAACAGCGTCTAAGAAATCTTGTCTTACTTTATCATCGTTTTGTTCGAATAATAGTCTAACAGAAACCGCTGATATCAACTTACGTGCTTGTAACAACAATCTTCTAACGTTAATTCTATCTAAAGCACTTTCCCTAATTTGTAAGGTCTTATTACCCCAAATAACTGTTCCCACATCTGAGAATGTTGCTATCGGATTAATTCTACCTTGATAAAGTACATCTCTATCTTCTTGAGTTAGTTTCTTTCTCGCTTTAATTGCGTTAACTATACCTCTTGTGTAACCCGCCGCAGCGAACCAAGGGAATGCGATATTATCGGTTAGAGCTAAATTCTTAACAACTTCAGCCGTTGGTGGTAAATAGATTTGAGTGTTATTCACACTATCTCTTGTTAATACCCATGGGTAGTAAGTTGCTGTATAATTAGAATCTATACCTGTATCATCTAAATTATCTACAGCCTCTTGAGGGTAAATAATATCTGATTGAATACCCGTTGTTGGTGTAAATAGATTATAATCAGGTGTCGTTGCGATATAAATTGAATCCGCTCTATCGTTTTCTATCATATCTATACTCTGTTCTACTAAGTCAGAATTATTAAGATAATCAATACCCGGTGTTGCGAATATATTTATATTTACTGCTTCAGGATTTTCAAAAGTTCTTTGACCTAATAAGTAAGCGTAATAATCAGTATTACCGTAACCTTGTGTATTATCACCTACAGTTATCTGTTTAAATGCTCCCCATCCCGATGCTGTTGGGTATTTTATGGATGAACAAGAACCTTTCAAGTATCCTGACCTACCTAACACGAACCTATCACTATTTGTTCTAGTTTCTCTATAGATGTCCCATCCGTCGAATCCGCCAGCAACTAATAAAGTAAACTTACGTGCGAATAATCTATAATAAGGGTTTTCCTCACTTTGAGGGTCATTCACAAAAGGTGCGTTACCTGTATAGAACGCTGTTGTACCACTCGTCGCATAAAAGTCCGATATTGTGATAGCACTTGCGTTAATGTCCATGTGGAAACCTTTAGTTTTATACGCCCATTCATTACCTGTCGTATTTGTACAAATATCTAAAGGTAATTGTTTACCTTTATAATTGAAAAACTCAGTATCTATTCCGATAGTGTTAGAAATACCTAAATAAGTTCTTCTAACATTATCACCACTACTTCTGATTATATCATCATCTCCTGATGCTAAACCGAAAGGTGGGTTATAAATAACTTCACCAGGGAAATCATATTTTGTTTTATATATTGGGAATGGAGGTCTTGAACCTGCATATTCTCTGAAATCATACCCTTGGAATCCACAAGGTAGTGAATCAATCGGTGCGTTTTCATTCATGGTTAACATAACATATTTTGAATTCAATGAGTATTCACCATCAACTGTTCCTACCTTTTGAGCCACATAACTATTTTGGTTTGGGTCCATAGAACAATTTGTGAATTTCTCCAATACAACCGGATTTGCGTCAGTATCAAAGAAATCTCTTACTAATAAATCAAATGTTCCGTTATTAAATGAAATATTAGTAACCGATAATTTAACTTCGGTATTTGATGAATTACCATCTGAAATAGTTGTAAACTTAAATAAGTCGAAAACTTCAGAACCTCTCAACTCTGACACTACCCACGGTGATTCAGCCGATTGATATTGTTCTAAATAGAAACCTATCGATGTTGGGTCTGAACCTTGTCTTGCGTCAGGTAAAGCATTTAACTCACAATTAAGTCCTCTAATAAATCCACTTCTCCAACCATAATTTAATAATGTTTGGAATTTCTCCTCCACAAATAAAGGTACATTAGCCCTTGTTTTTGCGAAATTAGATGAACCAAATACTTTACTTAGGTACTTAGGGTCTGAATTCTGAAATGATGTTTCAAAGAAATATTTTTTATTATCTTTATTTGTAATATTAACACCAAATGCGGCGTAAGGGTTTTTAGTGACACCTGAATATGTTCCGGTACATTCTAAACTAACATCTGTTAATCCTGAAACTTCATAAACCGCACCATTGTCAGTAGAATAAGTCGCCAAACCTCTTGAACGTAAAGTTGCTATAACTAAATCATCATAATCGGTGTAAGCCGTACCTGAATAAACATATATCCTACCAATTAATGTTCCTGTGTAACAATTTACCGGAACAGCTGTAGTCGTAGTTGTTGTCGATGTAGGTACCGGTGTAACACAAGG